GCCGGGCCGACGCCGCTGATGTTGACCGTCGTTGGCCCGGTATTGCCGTTGGCCAGCTTGATGGCGAAGCGCTGGCCGAGCTTGTAGGAAGCAATCGGCACGGCCGGGGTGATTTCGATTTCGTTGGGATCGCCGTCATCGACGCCGAAATTGATGAAGCCGGACTGTACCGCCTTCGCCAGTTGCAGCAGGTCGGAAGTGGACGGCGTGATCCCGCATTTGGTGATGAAGTTGACGATCTCGCGCTGCGGATGCTCGATGGAAGCCGCAGGCGGGATCGATCCCATGGTGCCGGTGGACGGATCGCCATTGATGTAAGAAGCATTCGGATCAGACACGCCATACGGCTGCACGTATTTCAAGGTTGCCTCCTGTTGGTCAAGGTGTCCCGCCCATCGGATCGCCCGGCTGCTCTAGTCCCGAATAATCGAAAAGCACGTGCGTGTGCGCCGGTTTCCAGCGGTTGAACAAGCATTCAAGATCATCAGCAATGCGGATGAAGAGCAGCGGATCGACGCCGCACTGATGCACGCCGCAGCGAAACCAGATCAGCCGCGACTCCGGCCCGATATAGATCAGGTGCGGATCGACGCCGCTCTGGCCGGATGCGCAGCGGAACCACACGATTTTTCCGTGCTCAAGATGCACGGTCCAGTAAAAGCGATTGGTATCCGGCCCGAGGCCCCAATACGGCCATTCGGACAATTCCCTTTCCTCGCCTTCACCGAATTCGAGATGCGGTTTGATTCCGCATTGCCCGTCACCGCAGCGAAACCACAACAGCGCGGCACCGGAAACCGGATTGCCGAGCACGTCGAGCCACGGATTTCCCCATTCGTTGTACATGGGGACCATGCCGTTGCCGTAGACGCGCGCGTCGCCGACGCGGTCGATGCCGACAACGAAGGTGCGATATTCGGTGATGGTGATCGTGTAGCCGAGGCTGGCCGCGAGATCGATGAAGAACTGGCGCGACTGCGCGCCGATCATCGTCATCCGCTGCAGCAGCGCCAGCCGCCGCTCGCCGACCGTCGTCGGCTCCTTGACGCAGGGATCAGGCAGGCCCCAGTTGCGTTCCCAGTCCGGCAGAAGCTCTATCGTGTAGCGCGGGTCGCTTTCCACCTCCAGCAGATCGGCCGCGCGCCTATCGACAAAGCCCCAGTATTCGGCAAGGCCCCGGCACGTCAGATTGAGCGTCGTTCCTTCCGCCTTCGGCCACGCCTGCCCCTGCGGCAGCAAGGTCAGAAAAGCGTTGCCGTAGTCCTGACCGAGTCGGCGGACATGACGGTCGGCCATTACGGATTCTCATCGAACAGCACAGTGCCGAGCACCGCCATGTGGCCGAGCGACGGCATGATCCAGTCCTGCGTCGTGACCAGCTTGAAGGATTGCACCTCCGGCGCGTTCATGATCGCGTAGCTGATCCACGCGGCATAGATCGTCTGCCCGGGAGCGGCCATCTGGAACAGCATATCGCGCAGGCTTTGCTCGACCGCGCCGCGCGCCGATTCCGGCACCAGATTTTCGATGGTGACATCGACGAATTCCTTGATTGGCGCGACGACATAGGTGTCTTTCACCGTCACCGGCCGCATCTTGTTGATGTAGTCGTGGACGGTCTGCAGATCGTTCGGCTGCGGCCAGCCGTCATCATCGGCGCGCAATTCGTCCATCAGGAAGCGGACGGTGATGGTGCCCGGACCTTGCTCCGGCGCGGCCCATGCGCGCGTGACGCCCGGGACCGCTAAGGCCCATGTGACATAGTTCTCCTGCGTGCCGCCCATCGCCGGATTGCGGATGCGCTGCAGCACACGCGCGCGCAGATCGTCATCGTTCTCCTGATCGACGCCGCCCGTGATTTGCACGGCGGTGATGAAGCTGACACCGGCAAGCGCGCAGGCCAACGGCTCGCCTTCCGCGAGATTGCCGCCGACGCCCGGATCAAGCGCGCGCACCGGGCATTCTGTCGGGATGGTGCCGATGACGATTTCAGCGGTCGTCTCGTATTCGGTGCCGCCGCCGGACTGCGCCGTGAGCAATGTTCCGGCCGGAACAATAGTGCCGTCCGCGCCTTCGAAATTGACCGTGCCCTGCGCGAAGCTGGCTTCCTTGCGGCCTATCGTGCCATCGGCATTGACCAGCCAGATGTCGCCATGGCGGTCGAGCCATTCGGTTTCCGCCGTATCCGGCAGAAGCTGCAACGCCAGCCAGTCGAGATATTGCAGGTTGAGATGACACAGTCCGCCCTGCGCGTCGCCGAGAACCCGCAGCACGGAATTCGGCACGCTCGCATCAGCGCCCGGCAAATAGGCGCGGATATTGTCGCGCACAAGTTCGCGGACTTCACGCAGCGAAGGAGTGGACCAAGGCAATGCTAAATCCTTTCGATGTCATCCCACAGAATTTGAAAGCGCAGTTCGACGGGCCGCGTCGGTCCGCGATAGATCACGATGAAAGCGTCGATCCGTTCGGTGCCGATGCGCTGCACCTCCACGTCGAAGCTCGATGCGATATTCAAATCGATGAAGGGCTGGATCGCTTCGCGGATGTACTCTTCCACGCGCGCGACGGTGGCACCCTGTTCGTCCTGCGGCCCGGTGATCTTGGAGCGCCGCAACAGCCACAGCCGCGAGCCGATGGGCCAGCCGCTGTGAATTTCCTCGGCGTCGAGATCGCCCCACCATCCGGCGCGGTCGGTGGAATCCGGGTCCGGCAGGATGTCGTCCGGCGTCGCTATCCGGTCGGTGCCGAGCGCGACAATGACCGCCGTCGCCAGCGCCTGATCATCGTCGAGCGTGCCGTCGCTGAGCAATGACCAGTCAACGCTGATCGAATAACGCGGCCAGCGCACATCTTGGATCAGCCTAATGTCAGGCATAGGTGTTTTCGCTGCCCGCCGCCGTCGCCGGTAGGCAATGATCGCCGCCTTCGATGATGCACAGATCGTCAGGCGCGGCCGGGTCCGGCGAATGGACGATGACCAGCTTGCCGTTGATGTAGGTGACTTCCTGCGTGGCAATCAGCGCACCGTCGCCATCGGTATTGGGATCGCCCACGACCGCCCATAGCTTGCCATTGACGTAGGTGAAATTCTGCCCGGTCACGACCGTGCTCGCGCCGCAGATACGCGCATCACCATGCCGGTGCGCCTTGTTTGTCATTTTTCGTGATCGATCCTTGGGGCCTTGTCCATGACTTTTTCGGTGGCGATGTTGTTGATGATCTTGGCGTTGAACTGCCACGTGTCGGAACCGACATCGTAGAAGCCGACGACCTTGTCGCCCGCGCGAAACTCGATACGGCTCTTGGTGCAGCGAATCTCGGTGTTGACGCTCTCGCCTTCGTGCTTGTGATCCGCGCCCTCTTTCGAGCCGTCGCCCTTCGGCCGGGGCTGCTTTTTCTTTTCCACGTGCCGCATGCTCACCATGCGCTCGGTCGTTTGCTGTTCGGCATGCGGCGTCGGCGACGCGCCGCCGCTCTGGCTTTGCTGCTGGCTTTCATCGGGATTGTCGGTGGACATCATGTAGAGCCCGGTCCGGCGCATCAGCGTCATCTGGCCGAGATCGTCATACTGCGCATTCTCGCCCGGCTTCAGGCCCCACGGCCGATGCCGCCGGTCATCCATCACGCCTGCGACCGGGAAGCTGCGGTTGCCGCCAAGAAAACTGATGTAAGCCTCGGCGGCTTCCTCGATCTTGCCGTCCTTGTCCTTCTTCGCCGGGAGTACGACCGAGGTGAAGCCGTAATTCTGCGGCGATTCGACTCTTTGCCGCGCTTCGCCAAACATCATGGAGCCTTTCATCTCCTGCATGCCGGTCATGTCGTCGGCCGCATCGACCAGCGCCCGCGCGCCGCCGCTGCTGTAGCCGACGAAGGCCGACGTTAGGGGTGTCTGTCTGTGCATTTCAAAAACTCCGCTTTAGGCTGGTACGGGGACAAGCGCCGACTCGTTGCTCGATTGCGTTGCCGGTGCTGGCGGCTGCGGCGCTTGGCTGCCGGGCGCGTTCATTCCATAAAGCTTGTCGCCAAGCATCCATGGCAGCACCAGTTCCAGCACCGTGATCGTTCCGCCCCTGTCGTCCTGCGTGAAAGTCGCGGTCTGGATTTTCATGATCATGTTCAACATCGCCATCGGCGAATTGACCATGACATTCTCGCCCGTGCGCCAGAGCACTTGCCCATCGCGCAGCCATCCCTGCACGGTGACGTAAGCGCGGATTTGCGTGCCTTCCGCTTGGATTGCTTCGTAATTGGTGCGCAGCAGCAGTTCCGAAATCGTCTTCACCGGCTGCTCGGAAACCAGTTCGCGATAGCGGAAGACGCTGGTAAGCGAGCCCTCGACCTTGGCCTGCATCTCGTTTGTTTGACGCGGCTGCAATTCGTCGCGCACGGCAAACTGCGCATTCAGCTTGTACAGGCTGGACATATATTCGTTGCTGAAGACGCACTGCATCTTCAGGATGTTCTCGCCTTCGGTCAGTTGCTGGGCAATCGTGCCGGTGTGCTCGCCGATCAGCAATGTGTTGCCGAGATGGTCGGTGCCGATGGATGCCCCGCGCATTCGTGCGAATCGGTCGAGGAAATCGAAGACCAGTTCGCCCTTCTGCGCCTGTGCGCTTTCGAATGGCGTTTCGTCCGGCTTGCCGATGACTCTTAGCTGGCCGCCGACTGCGCCCAGCACTTTCTGCGCCATCTGCGTCAGCGTCTGCCCGTCGAAATTCCCGTCCTCGGAATTGACGCTCGATGTTGACGACGCCCATTGCTTGCCGACGCCGGACAACAGGACGCCATGATTTTTCGCGTCATAGGTCGTTTGCCGCTGCGTGATAATGCCGGTGACCGCCAAGATGCCGCCAAGCTCGATGCTGCAGCGGTCACCCGGCTTGAATTTCATCAGCTTCCACGCATCCACCAGCGGTGCGCGCTCGGCGCAGGAAAACCGGAAGATCGGCCAGCCATCCTGCCAGCGGTGCTGGACGAAGACCGTATCCCAGTCCTCGAATGCCATGCCCTCGACTTGCAGCTTCGCGACTTCTGCCGGATTGGGCATCGATCAGGCCCCCAAAGCCCGGCCTGCTCGCGGGGCAAAAGCGGGATGTACGACCTTGTTTTCCTCGCGCAGTTCATTGGCGCGCGCCGCCGTGTCATAGAGCCGGTGCGACAGCACCAACGTCGGGCGGATCGCGGCGAATTCGTAGCGCAGCATGCGCGGCAGCGGCCGCGCGGTTTCGTAGAGATGGAAGGTCACCGCCGCGTGCAGGCCGACCAACGCGCGATAGATTTCCGATTCCATTTCGTCCGCTGCCGCTTCCGCCGCGATGGCAAAAGCTTCGCTGATTTCGCTGCGGACATAATCGACATCGTTGCGGCTGGTGAATTTGATCGCGATCACCGTCTCCGCCATCTGTTGCAGCGCATTGGACAGGCACGCACCCTTCATCAACTGCGCAATCAGCGACACCGGAGCCTCGGTCAAAACGCCTTGCCTGATCCGGTTGAAGGCGTCGAGCGACGCACCCGCGAGCCGGGTTTGCATAAAGCAGGCGGCCAGCTTGTCGCCGATGATGTTGTTGACGATGTAGCTCTCGGCATTGGCTTTCATGTCACCGCAGGCGCGGCGCATGTCGGAGCCGGTGCGGCCCTTTTTGTCTTGCGCCGTGCCCAGCAGCATATCCGCCGTGCGGATGATGATCGCCGCGCCTTCGCGCACTGCCGGAGCGTCCATCATGGGATCATCGGCCTCGGCGTTTCCTGCAGCTTCTTCAATTGCTCCCGCAATCTCTGGCCCGTCACGGCCTGCTGTTCCTGTGCGGATTGCTTCACTGCCACCGAGGTGTCGCGGCTGCCTTCGGCCGGAGCCTTGCCGTATTCGATAAACGTCATGTCGAAAACGCAGAAACCGCCATAGCGCGATTCCTCGGTCACGCGATAGCGCGTCACCGCGACGTTCATTGCCCCCAGCAGCGGCAATTGCAGAATGGCCGGGCCTTCGGCTTCCAGCGCAGTGATCAGCGCGTCGCGCGCTGGCAGGTAGTTCATCGACTGCAGGGCGCGGCTGCGGCGCGGATCGACAATCCTATTCCGGCGGCCCGCTTCGCTTTCCGGATAAACGATGATGTAGCCGCGCACGGTGAATTCCCGCGCGCGCTTGCCCATGTCCTCGGCGTAGGGAATATCGCGCTTGGGAAATTCGTGCGGGACGATGCGGCGGCCGGATTCCCTGACGCCGGTTTCGACATGAAACGGCGCTTGGCGAAACGACGCGATGCGCCACTTCTGCCGCCACGCAATGCCGGATTGTAATTCGAGAATGTGTGTCATCAGATGTTAAACGACTCCGGAGATGCGCTGCCGCCGATGCTCGGGCCGGATGGGGTATTCATCATCTGGCGCTGCGTCGATTGCTCGGTGTTGACGAAGTCGCCGCGCTTCTGGACCGTGCCGGTGACGCCCTGCGGCATGTTCTTGAAATCGACGCCGACATCGACATTGCCGCTGATCTTCGCGCCGTCCGCGCGCGACATCGCGGGCCGGTCCATCGCAGCACGGTCGACAGCGGAATAGGTGAACGGCTGATCGGTCGGGAAATTGCGCGGCGAATAACCAAACTTCGATGCCGCCGAAGCATTGATGTCGATGCCACGGCCGGTGCGGGCGTGCGGACCAATATCGGTCTGCTGCACAACCATTTCCTGCCCGTTGGGCGCGCGCACCTTGAACCACTGCCCCAGCGTGCCGCGCGATGGCAATGCGATT